GGAAAGCTCCCGGCCGCTGGCCACCATGGTTGCCTCCGGTCTTGGCCTGCCGGTCACCATCCTGCTGGCCGACCCCGGGCAGACCGGCGCGCGCGCCACAGCGGAGACGCTGGACCTGCCCACCAGACTGACCATGCAGGCACGCCAGCAGCTCCACACGGAGGTCTACCAGGACATCCTTGGCTACGCCATTGAACAGGCGGTCATTGCACCGCGTGGACCTCTCCGGCGTCTGGGCCGCCCCCTCCGGGACGGCGACAGGCTCACGGTGATGTTTGCGGATCCAGAGGACCGCACGGTGGAAATTGTGTGGCCGTCCCTGGAGGACGTCAACGTCAAGGAAGCCATGGACGCTGTGGTGGCCGCCGACGGTATGCCGGATGTCCCCAAGCTCCCGCTGGTCCGCCTGGCGCTGCAGATCCTCAAGGTGGACAACATCGATGAGCTGATAGATGCCATCACGGATGATGACGGCAACCTCATTGACCAGGGCGTAAGCGCCGGGGATGTGGCGGCCGATGCCTTCCGGGACGGCAAGGACCCAGCCGCCGCCCTGAAATAGCTGTAACCGGGTGACCGAACCAAGTAGGAATCCGGCGAAACGCTGGTTGGCCAAGATGATGACTTAGCCCAACCAGCAGACTTTAGAGGAGGCGCCGTGGCAGTGACCACTGAGACCCTCCGGGTGGTGGAGCGGCTACGGCGCCAGCTCACCGCCATGACCGACGCCCAGACCAACGCCCTCACCCGGGCGTGGGTTGAGGCGTGGGACGTGCTCCTGCCGGAGTTTGAGCTGGCCCTCACTGAGCTGCTGACCAACGCCGGGGACACCATCCCCCGGGGCGTGGTGGCGCGCAACGCCAGGCTCAGCAAGGCACTGCAGGCAGCACGGGCCATGCTGGATGAACTGGCCCCGGCATCCCGGGACATCATCTCCGCCGACGTCCAGCAAGCGGTGTTCGACGCCGTGGACGGCCACGCCCTGGTCATCCAGTCCCAGCTCCCGCCCAACGTGGCGGGCGTGACGGTGGACTTCAACCGGGTATCTGCCGACGCCATGGCCGCCATGGTGGAGCGGACCACCCAGCAGATCCACGCCAGCACCAAGCCCCTGCCGGCGGACATCGTCCGGCAGATGAAGCGTGACCTGGTCCGGGGCATAGTGGTGGGGGACAACCCCCGCAAGACCGCCGCCCGGATGGTCAAGCAGGCGGAGGGACGCTTCAACGGCGGCCTCACCCGGGCGCTGGTCATCTCCCGCACGGAGACACTGGACGCCCACCGGGCCGCCACCAAGGCGTCCGAGAAGGCCAACAAGGACATCCTGGCGGAGTGGGAATGGCATGCCAGGCTGGACGCCCGGACCTGCCCCTCCTGCCTGGTCCAGCACGGATCCCGCCACCCGCTCAATGAGCACGGCCCGCTGGACCACCAGCAGGGACGCTGTGCACGGGTCTCCATTACCAAGAGCTGGAAAGAGCTTGGCTTTGACATTGAGGAACCCAAGAGCCTCACCCCGGACGCGCGGGAATGGTTCGACGGCCTCACCCCTGAGACCCAGGCAGAGATTCTGGGCCCCGCCAAGCTCAAACTCCTGCAGGACGGCGACATCACGTGGGAGCAGCTCAGCACCCGCCGGCAGACCGACGGATGGCGGGACAGCTACGGAGTTACCCCGCTCAAGAACCTAACCGGAGGATGACCATGAGCCAGACCCCCAGCGTGGGCCGCATTGTCCACTATCACAGCTATGGCACTCCCGGCGGGGAGTACCTCCCGGAAGCCCGGGCGGCCATCATCACGGAGGTTCAACCCGGGGCGGAACCGGGAGATGGCCCTCTGGTCGGCCTTGCGGTCCTGAACCCCACCGGGGTGTTTTTCAACCAGTTTGTCCGGTTCTCAGAGGAACCCAAGCCCGGTCATTGGACCTGGCCACCCCGAGTCTAGAGGAGGCACCATGCCGACGATTATCAAGGAAGCCGCTGGCGTTGGTGCACTCACCGGCACCCGCCAGGAAATTACCATCATCACCCCCGGGTGGGGATCCAGTGGCTACTACAGTGCGGAAGTGCTGGAGGCAGCCGCCAAGGACAAGGTGTTCCCCAAGGGCACCCAGATGCACATTGACCACATGACGGAGCAAGCCAGGTTCGACTCCCCCGCGGGAAGCGTGGCCACTCTGGCAGCCGCCCTGCAGGAGGACGCCCGTTGGGATCCCAACTGGGTGGACCCGGACACCGGGATCAAGGGACGCCTGGTGGCTGAGAACCGCGTCTTTGGCCACTGGAAGGAACCGCTGGCGGAAATGAAGGACGCCATCGGGGTCTCCATCGCCGCCGCCGCTGAGACCTCCATGGGTGAGGCGGAAGGCCGTAAGGGCCGGATCATTGAGGCCCTGGTCCCCGACATCCTCAACCGCGTGGATTACGTCACCGTGGCCGGCCGGGGCGGGCGTATCTCGGAAGTGCTGGAAAGCGCCCGGGTGAAGGAAGCCCGCAACATCGGCCAGTGGCTTGAGGCCCGGATGCACGGCATGTTTACCAACCTCTCCGATGAGTTCTACGGGGAGGGCCGCCTCACCCGTGAGGAACGTAAAACACTCTCCGCCGCACTGGGCCAGGCGCTGACCAGCTTCACCGCCACGGTTGAGGCCGAAGCACCCCAGCTCTTTGAGCGGGACCTGTGGGAGGACCCCACGCCCACCACAACGGAGGAATCCGTTGCACCAAGTTCCCCGCCGGACCCGGCTGGGGTTACCGAAGGAAAGGAGGCCGCCGTGCCTACCATTCAGATTGAGGAAGCGGAACACCGCAACCTCGTCGAGCAGTCCAGCCGGGCCACCGCGCTGGAAGCCGACGTCAGCAAGGCGGAGGAGCGGGCCAACACCGCTGAGTCCGCCCTCAAGGAATCCAACGACACTGCTGCCGCCACTCTGGTGGAAGCAGCCCTCAAGGCCGTTGGCCTGAACGCCCCCAAGACCGCGGCGCGCCTCTCCCAGGGCTACCCCGTGAAGGAAAACGGCGCCCTGGACGCCGACGCCCTGGCAGAAGCAGTGGCTGAGTCCATTGCGGAACTGCAGGTCTCCGGTGGCGCTGGCTCCGTCCACGGTGCCGGTCACACCCAGGAATCCACCGCGCCGACGGTGACCCTTGAATCCGCCCGTGAGGCGATTCTTGCCAGCGCCGGCTACACCCCGAAGGGAGCCTAACCATGGCTAAGAACATGCGCCTTCCCGAAGCGCTCCACATCGAACTGCCGGTTCCCTCCGGCACCGTCTCCGGTGACCTGGTCTCCGTTGGCGCTTGGCGTGGTGTCGCCCAGACCGACCGGGACGCCCGCGGCAACGCCACCGTCTGGATCAACGGCAGCACGTTGCAGACCGTCTCCGGGGCTGTCGCCACGGTCGGCCTGCCCATCTACATCACGGGCACGGGCACCAGCCTGCGCGCCCAGGCCGCGACGGCAACCGCCACCGGCAACACGCTGATCGGTTACGCACTGGGCACCAAGGCAGCAGCCGACGGCCCGTTGGAAATCGGTCTGCTCAACGGACCGGCACAGGTCTAGGAGGAGACACAAAATGACCATTCTCAACACTGAGGAACTCCTGGCCGCGGAGGCTTGGGAGAAGCGGAACACCCCGTCCGCTGAATACCTGGCCAAGGCCGTTGAGGCCAGCAAGCTGTTCAACGAGGGCCTCTCCGGGCGCAACCCGTTCAAGCAGGCCATGCTCAAGGAAGCCCTGACCCGGGCAGACTTCAACCTGTACCTGGGCAAGGCGTTCGACGTCCAGATGCTGGCTGAATACGAGGACATCACCCCGGAGTGGCAGAAGATCGCCACCCCCACCACGGTGAAGGACTTCAAGCCCAAGACCTTCAAGGATCTGTTCGGCGGCCGTGGTGCTCTTGACCGCGTTGCGGAAGGTGCGGAGTACAAGGAACGGAACAAGGACGCGGCAGAGTACGAACTGTCCGCTGAGAAGTTCGGTAACACGTTCAAGCTCACTTTCGAGCTCATCAAGAACGATGAGCTGGGCGGCCTTGCTTCCCTCCCGTCCGACCTGGCACAGGGTGCCGTGGAGACGGAGGACAAGGCAGCTTTTGAGGCTTTCGTCTCCGCCTCCGGCCCGAACACGGCGTTCTTCAAGACCGCCAACGGCAACGCCCCGACGGCTCTCCCCTTCACCCGGGAGAACATCCAGGCGGCCTACATCTCCATGAGCAAGCGCAAGGACAAGAACGGAAACCCCATCCGCCTTGGCTCCGCCCGCCTGCTCATCGTGGTGCCCAACGCTCTCCTCTTTGAGGCTGAGCAGATTGTCAACGCGCCGACCATTCCGGATCCGGCCGGTGGCGCTGGCACCATCCCCAACCCGCTGGCGGGCAAGTTCCGCGTGGTGGTCTCGGATTACCTCACGGTGGTGAACACCTCCGCCAAGGCAGATGCAACCTGGTACATCCTCCCGGATCCCCAGTCTGCACGTCCGGCGCTGGTTGTCGCCAAGATGCGTGGTGAGGAAAACCCGGACATCCGCGTCAAGGCTGACACCGGCAGCCGTCTGGGCGGTGGCTCCATTGCTCCCGAAGAGGGCAGCTTCAATGACGACACCATCACCTACCGCGGGCGCCACATCGTTGGTGCCGGCACGCTGGACCCGCTGTACACCTACGTGTCCACCGGCTCCTAGCCCCACAACGCCCTGCACCCGGTCGCCCCGGGTGCAGGGCACCAGACTTTTAGGAGGGCCCCATGGCTGACTACACCACACCGCTGGGCCAGGTGCGCCTCCTCACGGCAGACCTGGACGAGACCGCCCCGCTTCTCAATGATGAGATCCTCACCGGTTACCTTGGACTGCACAACCAGAACGCCTACCGGGCCGCCGCCGACGCGCTGGACGCCATGGCCACCTCTGAGGTGCTGCTGGCCCGCAAGATCCGTTCTCAGGATCTGAGCACGGACGGTCCGGCTGTAGCTGCCGAACTCCGGAAGCAGGCCTCCTACCTCCGGGGCAAGGCTGATCTGGATGACCAGGCGGCGGACTCCGGATTCTTTGAAATCGTCCCGCTGTACTCCACGGAGTATCCGGAAGCCGCTGAACGGTGGCTCCCGTGAGTCCGCTTCCCGGCTGGCAGGTCATCCCGCCCCGCTGGTCGGAGCACCACCGCCCCACGGCGGAGAGCGCCTTCACCGCTGAGGTGGCGTTCTACCACCAGGGAACCCCGGAGCCGTGGCCCATCCCGGACGGGTGGACCCCTGAGCCTGCCTTCTACACCACAGAGGCCCGGATCCAGCAGCTCAACCGCGCCGGCGTCACCTCCGTGGCAGACCAGCCCACCAACCTGCATGACTACCTGGTGGCCATCCCGGTAAGCGCTCCGGAGATTGCCCCCGGGGAGGGCGGGGACTTCTGCATTGTCCTCTCCGCCAAGGACCCGCTCCTGGTCGGCCGCCGTCTGGACGTCCGGGACATCCTGCACGGGTCTGAGGTGTGGCAGCGGGACCTGGTCTGCACTGACAACCTCACCCAGAACAGGACTCCCTGATGTTCTCCATGGACCCCAGCGAGATAAACCGCCTGGCCCACAGCTTTGAGCAGACCGCCGCCAACGTCGGCCCCGCCGCCCAGCAGGTGGTCCGCAAGACCGCGCTGGACATTGAGGCCGACGCCAAGAGGTTTGCCCCGGTGGACACCGGCAACCTCCGGGACAGCATCGGCCACAGTGACCTCCGGAACGTCGGCCAGTCCGGCGCGCTGGAGGCCCGTGTCGGACCGACCGCCAACTATGGCCACTACGTGGAGTTCGGAACGTCCCGGAAGGGACCGGCGGCCTACATGGGCCCCGCGCTGGACCGGCACTCCGGACCCTTTGAGCAAGCCATGATCCAACTGGCGGAGAGGGCAGCTAATGGCGGCACCTAGCCCGGCGTTCCTCTTTGCCCGGGTCCAAGGGCAGATCCAGGGACTGGCCCACCTGTACCCCGGGAACGTGTTCGATACCCACGTACCGGACGTCCTGCCCAAGGACGCCATGGGGTTCATCCGGCCCTACGTCGTGATGTTCGCCGGCACCACCTTGGACCTCCCCGGGGAGCGGAGCCTGACCCAGCTCCCGGACCTGGACGTGGCGGACTTCCGGTTCCAGACAAACTGTGCAGGCCCCACCGGGCAGCACGCGCGGGAACTGGCCTACCAGGTAACGCTGGCGCTCTCAGGTCTCGCTATCGGGGCGGGCTTCATCAAGCCGGACCCCGACGCCTTCCGTACGGAAGTGCTCAAGGATGACCAGGTCACCCCGGCCCGGTTCTACATGCCACTGATGTGGCGACTAACTACCACCTAGAGGAGGCCACTATGGCAACCCCAGCACGGGTGACTGAGCCTGCCACGTCGGAAGTCGTGGAGGTTCTGGACCCCGCAATCCCGGAGGACACCGGCCGCCAGTATGACCCGCGAAAGCTGGTCTACGTGTACGACAAGTCCACAGGGGAGAAGCAGCCCAACCCGGTCCCGGAGACCTGGCTGGACGGCAGGTTCCCCAACCTCACTGAAACGCCTTCCAAGAAAGCAGGTAAGTAACCATGGCTGTACTCGGCCCCAAGATGCTCACGGACGCCAACCGGCGTCTGGCGTGGGTTCCCACCATTGCGAACTACCACGCCCCCACCGTTGCGGAAATCACCGCCGGCAAGGATCTGTCCTGCCTCATCACGGCGGCGGACTTCTCGCTGGGCGCCACCGGTGACGACGCCATCAACGATCCAGCCTACTGCGCCAGCTCCAACAGCACGGCACCGGGCCGGACCAACTATGAAGCGGCCATGAATTTCTTCCGCTTCAAGAACGAGGTGGACGACGCGGCATGGACCACGTTTACCCAGAAGGGCCTCAACGGCTACCTGGTGGAACGTATCGGCCAGATTGCCGACGGCGAGAAGGCCCACGAAATCGCATGGGCCGCTGCCGATGAGGTCCGCGTGTTCCAGGTCATCACCGGCACCCCCCAGGTGCTGGCACCGTCCGGTGCCGGATACGAAAAGTTCCGTGAGGTCTTTTCCGTCCAGGACCTGGTGGACGAGCGCGCCGTAATCGCCGCCGGCTAGTTAGACAACCGGGGCGGGGAGTTTTCCAAGGTCTCCCCGCCCCGGTGCTTTACCCCAACCTTGGCCCACTGACATTCAAAACCTTGGAGGGTTTGACATGACCGAATTTCCCGTAGCTTCCCCGACGCCGGACGCCCCGCTGGACATTGACACCTGGCTGGACGGTGCACACCGCACCACCCGCTCTGTGAAGCTGTACGCCCGGGCCGACCTGCTGGCCGACATCGACAGCCTGGAGGCCAAGCTCCGCTCCGTGCAGGAGGTCCCGGAGGAGGACCGCTCCTACGCGGATGCAGATGAGGCCTCCCAGATCCGCGCCGACATCGACAAGCTGTATGTCCAGATGGACGCCTCCGCAATGGAGTTCCGCGTCACCTCCCTGGAGGACACCAAGTACAGCGAAATCGTGGAGCAGGTCAAAAAGGACTTGAAGGATGAGGCCGACGCCGCCGCCGCCAAGGCCCGCGCCGAAGCACGCGAGAAGTGCGCCCGGCTGGAAATCAAGGCCGTAAATGACATCAACTCCCTGATCCGTCCGGCGGCCAACGCGGCAGCGGAGGCGGTCATTGAGCGAGAGGTCTCCATCCGCACCATTGCGGCGGCCGTCGTTGAGCCGGCCATGAGCGTGGACCAGGTCCGGAAGCTGTACTCCATCCTTGGAGACAGCCAGGTGGCCCTGCTGTCTCAGGCTTACACCCGGGCAGCCATTGAGGCTCCCCAGGTAACCGTCCCAAAATCGTAGAGGCCCTGACTGATCCGCGCTGGGGGCACATCCTGCTGGAGGCGCGGGCAGCCAGGGACTGGAAGGTCCCCCAGACCGTCCTCCGTGGACGCAAGGATGATGGCACCTGGTCCTATCAGGACCGGGTGATGGCATTGGCCTTGCGGGCGTATGAGGACGGTCTGTGCCCCGGGTGCGGACTGCATAGCTCCGTCACCCGGGGAGACCACAACGTGGGGCGGCATGAGGTCTCAGAGGACATCTGCCATGGATGTGAACCCATCCAGGCCTTCCAGCAAGACGACAAAAAGGACCGCTACCCCGGCCAGAAGGTAGGGGCGCGGCAGCGTGCCGACTGGGACTAACCCGGTCGGCCTCTTCCGTGAAACAGGGTGTTTCACGTGAAACACCCATAGGAGGTCCCCGTGGCTGAACGTTCAGTAGTGGTCCGTATCCGGGCCGAAATCGGGGACTTCCGCCGGCAGATGGCGGAGGCCACCCGGGCCACGGAGGAGCTGGGGCGGTCCACAGAGAACACCTCCCGCCAGGCCTCCACGTCCCTGGGCCGTATGGTCCAGTCCGCCCACCGGAACCGGGACGCATGGGAAACCGCCGGATCCGGAATGCTCAAGTTCGGCGCGGTGGTCGGGGTGGGCGTCGGCCTGGCCATCAAGGCCTACGCTGAGTTCGATAAGCAAATGTCCAAGGTCCGGGCCGCCACCCACGCCGGGGCCACGGACATGAACCTCCTCCGGGAGGCCGCCATCAAGGCCGGTGCGGACACGTCGTTCTCCGCCAAGGAAGCGGCACAGGGCATCGAGGAACTGGCCAAGGCCGGTGTCTCCGTCAAGGACATCATCAACGGTGGTCTGGACGGCGCGCTGTCGCTGGCCGCTGCTGGCGGACTTGAAGTGGCGGAAGCCGCTGAGCTCTCCGCCACCGCGCTGACCGTGTTTGGCCTCAAGGGTGACAAGATGTCCCACGTGGCCGACCTGATGGCGGCCGGCGCGGGCAAGGCCCAAGGCTCCGTCCAAGACCTTGGCCAGGCGCTGAACCAGTCCGCCCTGGTGGCCGACTCCATGGGCTACTCCATCGAGGAGACCTCCGGCGCGCTGGCAGCTTTCGCCAGTGCAGGCCTGCTGGGATCCGACGCGGGAACCAGCTTCAAGACCATGCTGGGCGCACTGACCCCCAACAGCAAGGCCGCCGCCGAAAAGATGGCGGAGCTGGGATTCAGCGCCACCAATGCAGACGGCAGCTTCAAGTCCCTGGATGAAATCGCCGGGATCCTGCAGTCCTCCATGTCCAACCTTGGGGACGCTGAGCGCGCCGCCGCCATGGAAATCATCTTTGGCAGTGACGCGGTCCGTGCCGCCAACGTCCTGTATGAGCAGGGCGCGGATGGCATTGCTGAGTGGACCCGCAAGGTCAACGAAGCAGGTTACGCAGCAATCACCGCCGGTATACAGCAGGACAACCTGGCCGGTGACTTTGAGAAGCTGACCGGCTCCCTGGACTCCGTGTTCCTCAAGTCCGGCAGCGGTGCCAACGACTTCCTCCGGGGAGCCATCCAAGGCGCTGAGCAGTTTGTGGACGCCATTGGGGATATTCCCGGGCCGGTCCTCTCCACCATTGCGGTGGTGGCCGGACTGACCGCCGGAGCCGCCCTGGTCGGAGGGGCCTTCCTCACGATGGCCCCCCGGGTGCTGGACGGGGTGGCCGCCTTCCGGCAGCTCGACACCCGGGCAGACGGAACCTCCCGCGGGCTGGGCAAGATCGCCAAGGCCGCCACTATCGCCGGCGCCGCTCTGGTCGGTCTGCAGGTGGCAGGCCAGGTGGCCAACGCCCTGAACGGCCCCACGCGGTCCTTTGAGGAGATGGCCAACAAGATCCTTGAAGCCAACCAGGCGGGGGACAAGTTCGGTGAGACCTTCAACGGGGACTTCCTCAAGAACGTTGGCGGGGTCTCCAACCTCACGGAACTGTTCGACGCCTCTGATGAGGACAACGTCGTTGGCTTCCTGAACAACACCGCCAAGGCCTGGCTGGGGTTTGACTCCACCATGCACCGGGCCACGGACACCATTGGCAAGGCTGATGAAGTCATTGCCTCCATGGTCAAGAACGGCAACCCGGACGCGGCGGCAGAGACGTTCAAGCGCTTTGCCAAGGCGTCGGAGGACGCCGGCCTCTCTCAGGAGAAGCTCTTTGACCGCTTCCCTGAGTACCGGGATTCCCTGCTGGAGCAGGCCCGGGTGCTGGGTGAGCACGTCGATGACCAGGAGCTTTACGCCTGGGCCATGGGTGAGGTTCCGCCCAAGATTGAGGCTGCTTCCGCCGCACAGGAGCAGAACGCGGTGGCAGCGGAGGCACAGGCCACGGCTACGGCCGCCGTCTCAGAGCAACTGGCGGAGCTTGGCGTCAACGCGGATGGCACCATTGCCAGCTTGGAGAAGTTCACGACGGCCCTCTTCAACGCGGGCCTCATCCAGTTGGATGCCAGGTCCGCCACGGCAGCCCATGAGGCGGCGCTGGACGCCACCCGGGGAGCTGTGGAGGAAGCCACCGACGCGCTGGCCAAGCAGTATGAACTGGAGGGCATGTCCACGGAGGCAGCACGCGCCCAGGCAGAGGCCCAGATGGGCGTTGGAGCTGCTCTCAAAAAGAACAAGTCCGACTTTGACCTGTCCAATGCCGCCGGCCGCGCGCTCAACGAGTCATTCCAGAACGTGGCGTCCACCGGCATGGCGGCCATTGAGGCCAAGGCCAAGGCGGGCATGGGCCAGAAGGAACTCCAGTCCAACCTGGTCACCACGTTTAATAACCTGAAACAGACCGCCATTGACATGGGTATCAGCGCCACGGCGGCGGACGGTCTGGCCCGCAAGGTGATGGGTATTCCGCCCAAGGCCAACGTGGAGTCCTGGATGTCCGACGCCGCCAAGCGGATGGCGGAGGACACCAAGTCCGCTCTGGACAACATCCCCAAGGAAACCAACATCTCTGTCAACACCACCCGGACGGAGACCACCATCCAGAGGGTTATCACAGACCTGATGGAGGCCGGCGGGAAAGAGCGGACGGGTGAGGGCACCGTCCTGGCTCCCCGCAAAAAGGCAACCGGTGGCGCCATCGAGGGTCCCGGCACGGGAACCTCCGATGAAATTCCGGCCATGCTCTCCAACGGTGAGCACGTGCTTACCGCTGCAGAGGTGCAGAAGGCTGGCGGGCAGGCAGCAATCTACCGGTTCCGCCAGGCGCTTATGGCCGGTGAGCTGCCCAAGTTCGCCTCCGGTGGTGCGGTGTTTGCCCGGAACGCAATCTCCGGGAAGCGCCTCACGGCGGCCGACGTGGCCCGGATCAATAAAGAGTGGCAGGACATCCGGTATGACATGTGGCTGGCCAACACCCGCGGTGACGGTTACGCCACGGCCAAGCAGTCCCCCACCACCTACGCCGACAAGATCCGGGGCATTGCCAACTCCGGCACCTGGTCGGGGGTGGAGGGTCGCCTGCTCAAGGTGGCCAACGACGGGGAGGCCCAGCTCCGGGTCCTGCACCGCCGGGCCGACCGGCTGAGCTCAAGCATTGATGCCACCCAGAAGCGTCTGGACGACATCAACGCCGACCGCTCCGCCGTCCGGGAGAAGCTGGCCGGGGAGTTCTCGCTCTCCGACGCTGTGAAGCAAGCCAGCTTCTACGGCAAGGGCACCGTAAAGGGTGTCCAGCAGCAGGCCAGCGCCACTCTGGCACGGATCCAGAAGTTTGCAGGCAAGCTCAACGCCCTGCAGAAGATGGGTTACATCGGCGCGGTGGTGCAGGAAATTGCTGAGATGGGCAGTGAGGAAGGCACCAAGGCGGCAGACATCCTGCTGGCCGGGAGCCGGGCCGAAGTGAACCAGCTCAACAGCACCTACCGCGCCATCGATAAGGCGGGGGACGCGGCTGGCATCTACGTGACCAACGCCATGTACAAGGGCGGGGTCAACGCGGCGGCCGGTCTGTTGAAGGGCCTGCAGTCCCAGGAAAAGGCCATTGAGAAGCAGATGCTCCGCATTGGCCTGGGCATGGAGACGGCACTCAAGCGGGCGCTGGGGATCCGGTCCCCTTCCCGCAAGGCCATGGCCATTGCCCAGAATGTCACCGGCACGCTGAGGGACAACCTGAAAGCGGGCCAGGCCGACATTGAGGCTCAGGCCAAGGAACTGGGGCTTGCCATGCTTCCCCCGGTTCCGTCCAAGTCCCTGGCCGGGGGCTACGGAGCTGCTATGTCCCTCCCGGCCCGGGAGTACGGCATGGCCGCTCCGGGGGTCTCCGCACCAGCGGGACCCGTAACGCACAACTGGTACATAACCGAAACGTCCAGCCCGGTGGTAACCGCCCATGAGGTGGCCCGCCGCCAACAGTCGCTGAACGTCTAATACAGAGGAGCTGGGATGCCTTATCCAAGTCCGGTAACGTATCCCAGCCCCGACCAGTACCCCGGTTTCCGGGACGGGTCCGCTGGACGGCAGGTGGCACTGGGCCCTGACCTGGTGCTGGGTGCCACGGATCCCGACGGGGTCCGCTGGACGGTCAACACCATTGACGGGTGGGCCGGGTCCCCGGGCAGCACGCTGCAGCTCACACAGCGCGCCCGGGGCACGGCGCCACCGGTTCGGAACCCTTCCTGCAGGCGCGGGTGATGACCATATCCGGTC